AGACGATGATGATTTAAAGAAATATGGTTGGGAACCTTTTCCTTATGTTCTTAAGGCAGAACTGACCACATATTTGGATAGTGATGATGATATCAATAAACAAAAAGCGGCATTGACATTACACAATGAAATTGTAGAAGTGTGTCAAGCAATTATCAAAGAACTAAACAACCGAACTTGGGAACTTAGGTCATTTATTGATTGGGAGAAATTCATTCAAGGTGTATAATGGCTGATATCATTCTACATAAACAAAACGAATCTTATATTCAATTAGAATGTGAAAGACATTTTGCTCAAGAAATGTCGGATTATTTTACATTCTTTGTGCCTGGTTATCAATTCACTCCAGCCTATAAAATGCGAGCATGGGACGGAAAGATAAGATTATTAGACTTAAGAAACTTTACCATATATCACGGTCTTGTAGCTTACATACAAAAGTTTTGTGAAGAAAGAAATTACAAACTTGAAATAGATAAAGAAGTCAATTCAACAGAGAACTTTTCGGTGCATGAAGCTAAAGAATTTATTGAATCTTTAAATTTACCTTACGAGGTCCGTGACTACCAACTCAAGTCTTTTATCACAGGAATTCGCAATAAAAGGGTTCTCCTACTGTCTCCAACTGCATCTGGTAAGTCTTTGATACTATACTTGATAGTGAGATATCTCCAAAGCTCTGACTATAAGAAAGGACTGATGATTGTGCCAACCACTTCATTGGTTGAACAAATGTTTAGTGATTTTAAGTCATACGGTTATGATTCAGACAAATATTGCCATAGACAATACTCTGGCAAAGAAAAACATACAAACAGTTTTATCACTATTACAACCTGGCAATCTGTTTATAAAAATCCTCCAGAATATTTTGAACAGTTTGATTTTGTTTTAGGTGACGAAGCTCACCAATTTAAAGCTAGGTCTTTAACAACAATCATGTCAGGTTGTGCTAGTGCTAAATATAGAATAGGAACAACAGGTACTTTAGACGGCACACAAACACATCGTTTAGTATTAGAAGGTTTATTTGGTCCTGTTTATCGTGCAACAACAACATCTGAATTGATTGAACAAAAACATTTGGCAGATTTTAAAATCAAATGTTTAGTATTAAAATATCCAGAATCGGTTTGCAAACAAGCTAAAGAGTGGGATTATAATACTGAAATAGATTATATTGTTCAGAACAAAGCACGAAATGAATTTATAAGAAACTTAGCCTTGTCATTAAATGGAAACTCTCTTATACTTTTTCAGTTTGTTGAAAAACATGGAAAAGATTTATATGAAGTTATTAAGGAGAAGGCGAAAAAAAGAAAAACATTTTTTGTTTTTGGTGGAACAGATACAGAATCTCGTGAAGCTGTTCGGTCAATTACTGAAAGAGAAAAAGATGCTATTATCGTAGCATCGTATGGTACTTTTTCTACGGGTATAAATATAAGGAACTTACACAACATTATCTTTGCCTCACCAAGTAAGTCTCGTATTCGTAATCTTCAATCAATTGGCCGAGGTTTAAGGGTGGGAGATAATAAAGAAGTAGCGACTTTATTTGATATCGCTGATGATTTTAGAGTTGGTAAATTTACTAATTACACACTAAAACATTTTATTGAAAGAATGAAAATATATGATGAAGAAAAGTTCAAATACAAGTTCTACAACATCGAACTCAAAAATGGCTGAAACACCTAATATAAAAGTTGTTAGACTTCAATCAGGCGAAGATGTTATTGCTGACATTTTGTCTGATAACGACAACACAATTTTACACAACCCAATGGTTGTTTTACTTAAGCGTTCAGGTAAAGGCTCGGTAATGATGATGGTGCCATGGTTGCCAGTTGAACTTATATCTGATAATATAGCCACAGTAAACAATTCAGAAATAGTTACATATACAAATCCAAAAGATAGTCTTGTTGAATATTATTTAAACATGGTCCATGAAATTGGTAAAGAAATTCAATATAGTGATGAAATGTTAAAACAACAAAACAAAGCTTATAAAGGCAATTTAGATTCTGAAACTTATGTTGATGATTATGATGAAGACATCTCAACAATGGATGAACTACTTGATAAATTTAATATACCAAAAGATAAAAAAAGGATACATTAGTGGTGGTTGACTATAATATGGAAAACTTGAAGATGGTATCAAATTTAGTATTACAGAATTTAACTCCTGATTTATTACCTAAAAAATGGGTAGAACGCAACAGCACCAATCCAATGTTTGGTCACTGTCATACAGCTTCTGCCTGCTTACAAAAAGTCTTTGGAACAAAACAATTAAAACTACATCGAGCTTTAGATGATGAAGGCCTCTGGCACTGGTGGTGTGTTGACAATGAGAACCGTATTATTGATTTAACATCTGAACAATATACTTCTCAGAATAGGCAACCTCCTTGGGGTGAAGGACAGAAAGCGACAATGTTAGGTTTTGATTATAGAAAAAGAGTATTAACCCTCCTTGGAAGGATCCAGCCTCATCTGGCAACATAAGGATTATAACGATAAAAAACAAATTTGTCAAGGCCTAAACTAGGCAAACATGAAAGAAGGTATATTATGGCGAAAGAAAAACACTATGTTAATAATGGGGATTTTTTAAAAGCATTAATTGAATATAAAAGTAAATGTGAAGAAGCTGATAAAAAGAAAAAACCTCAACCACAGGTTCCAAATTATGTTGGTGAATGTTTTCTAAAAATCGCAGAGCATTTATCTCGCAAACCAAACTTTGCATCATATTCATTTAGAGATGAAATGATTGCTGATGGTATTGAAAACTGTATGATGTATTTCCGTAATTTCAATCCAGATAAATCTAAAAATCCATTCGCTTACTTTACACAAATTATTTACTATGCTTTTCTTCGTAGAATTACACGAGAGAAAAAACAACTGTATGTAAAATATAAAGCTACAGAACAAATTGGTATTTTAGATGAATTTGAATTACTTGAAGATTCTGATGGTAATACAAGACAGTTTGAATTGTATGATAATATTTCCGAGTTTATTCAAAACTTTGAAGAGAGTAAGAAAAAGAAAAAAGAAGCAAAGGTAAAAGGAGTTGATAAGTTTGTCGATAAATAAAAAATTGCCTCTCTTATTGTTGTTTTGTGTTATGATTAGTTCATGTGCAGGATTTTTTGATACGTGTGATACTAAAGATCCAAACTATTCAACAAAATGTAATGACATACCCGTTTATAAAGGAGAATTTTAGTGATAGCAAACCATCTTGAATCTTTAAAAACAAAACACCGTGAATTAGATGAGCAGATTAAAAAAGGATATACAAACTACCTATCAGATACAAGCTTAACTAAAATGAAATTACAAAAACTTCAACTTAAAGACCAAATAGAAAAACTAACAAAACAATTATAATATGAAATTATGTATTCTTGGTGATACGCATTTTGGTATGCGTGGTGATAGTATTATTTTCCATAACTATATAAAAAAGTTTTATGAAGAAATATTTTTTCCATATCTTAAAGAAAACAACATTACTCAAATATTTCAAATGGGTGATTTGTTTGATAGGCGGAAGTTTATTAACTTTAATAGCCTTTATGAGTGTCGCAAATATTTTTTTGACAAGGTAACAGAAAACAATATAACATTTTATTCAATGCTAGGTAACCATGATATTACCTATCGCAATACACTCCGAGTTAATTCATCACAATTATTGCTTAATGAATATAAAGATTTCACCATCTATGATAAATTCACAACCGTAGATTTTGATGGAGTTTCAATTGATGTTGTTCCTTGGTTATGCGCCGAAAATGAAGATGAAATTATACAACAAATAAAAGATAGTCGGTCACAAATTTGTTTTGGTCATTTTGAAATACAAGGCTTTGAAATGGACAAAGGCAATGTTTGTCAAACAGGTATTGACAAAAGTATTCTAAGCAAGTATGATATCGTATTGTCTGGCCACTTTCATCACAAGTCTGATGATGGTCAGATATATTATGTTGGCACACCAACACAAATGACATGGGCTGATTATAAAGACCAAAGAGGTTTTCATATCTTTGATACTGAAACAAGAGAATTAGAGTTTATAAAAAACCCTTATGAGATTTTTCATAAAATAAATTATGATGACAACGGCAAGTCACTTGAGGATTTCCAAAAGATAGACTTTGACCAATACAAAGACAACTATGTAAAAGTGGTTGTATTAAACAAACAGAATCCATTTTTATTTGATTATCTTACTGATAATTTATATAAGATTGGGGCAGCTGACATAGCGATTGTTGAAGATTATAATGATGATATTATTGTAAACGATAGTGATATTATAGACCAAGCAGAAGATACAATGACTATATTATCCAAATATATTGATGGACTAACTCTCAATGTAGAACCCGATAGATTGAAATCTGTTTTACGAGAGTTATATGTTGAAGCATTACATACGGAAAAAACTGATTGATAATATTTCGCAAAGTCCGTTGGAAGAACTTACTTTCAACAGGCAACCATTTTTCAGAGATTGATTTAGATAAGACCGACAAAACACTAATTGTTGGCTCTAATGGTTCAGGCAAATCAACACTACTTGATGCTTTGTGTTTTGGTTTGTTTGGCAAACCATTTCGTTCAATTCCAAAAGGCAATCTTACAAATTCAATTAATGGTAAAAATCTTTTAGTTGAGGTTGAGTTTGATACAAACAACAAGTCATACAAAGTTATTCGTGGTATAAAACCAAATATCTTTGAAATTTATATTGATGACGAACTTGTTGACCAAGAAGCTGCTGTAAGAGATTATCAAGAGCAACTTGAAAAATTTGTATTAAAAATGAACTATAAATCATTCACACAAATAGTTGTTTTAGGTTCAGCTTCATTTACACCATTTATGCAACTATCAAACAAAGATAGACGAGATATCATTGAAGATTTATTAGACATTCAAATATTCTCGGTAATGAATAAATTAACTAAAGATAAACTTACCAGCAATAAAGATATGTTGAATGATAAACGACACAACATTCAATTAACACAACAACAATATAATTTTGAAGAAAAAAGAATTCAAGACTTAAAACAAAACAACGATGAAAAGATAAAAGAATATGAAACAGATATTTCTACCAACGAAACTAATATATCAAATCTCACTAAAGAAATTGAGAACATTGGACTCCAAGTATCAACGCTTCAAGAGATTGTTGACAAAAGAATAGAAACCGAAAAGCGAGTAAAGCAATTTAATAAGCTTGAATCTCAAATAGAAACCAATCTAAGCAAATATAAAAAAGATGTTGATTTCTTTGAACACAATGATAACTGTCCAACATGCAGACAACATATTGAACGGGCATTTAAAGATGGAGAAATAATCACACTTAAAGAAAAAATAAATGAATGTGACCACGGCCTTGATGAAATTGATAAAAAAATATTAGAAGAACAAACCAAATTAAATGAAATATCAGACAAACAAAAAGATATACAAAAATTACAGATAAAGATTGCCACAAACAATACATCAATTACTGAAATAAACAGATATATTGCTAGAGTAAGAAAGGATATTGAAGAATTACAAAATAAAGAAACAATCTCTAATGAAGAAGAACAAAAATTAAAAGAACTTAAACAAGAAATAGAAACTAAAGAAAAAGAGTTTAAAGAGCTGCTTGATGAAAAAACATATTATGAGGTGGCTAGTTCTTTATTAAAAGACACCGGTATTAAAACAAGAATTATTAAACAATATTTACCAGTAATTAATCGGTTGGTGAATAGTTATCTAGGCAAAT